CACCCATGAGTTCAGTCCAGTCAACCGCTGCGTCGGTGTCAGCGTCGTTAGCTGCAATATCCATTGCGAGCTGCGTGGGGTCAGACTTCCACTTCATAAAGTTATCATAGAGCTTCTGTGGTTCATCCATGTGAAGAAGCTTATAGCCGTCGTAGGGACTAAGAACGCCCATTTTAAGTAGGTTGATAGCGACTGACTCTTGTCGGCTCTTGTCGAATGGAAGTGTTGTACCCGACTGAACACGAACGCTCATACCTTTATCAATGCGGTCTTTACGCATTTCAATAAAGTCAAACTTACCATCGCCACCGTTGACAGTAGCGTAGTGAGATTCTGTGTACCAGACAGTCATCATTTGGGTTAAGAACTTAAAGTAACGATCCATACCGTAATCAACTGACCGGACAATCTTATCTTGTCGTCCTGACGCTTGGTTCTTTACCATGATATCGGTTGAGGCTGTTTCGACCTTATTATCGTCTTGACCGGTAAACTGTGACGGCGTACCCATGATACCGTGAATAGTTTGCTTCGTGTTGGCAAGCTGGGTAATAAGTTCATTAGAGACGATTTGTGGAGTAAGCTGGGCTACCACATCATTAACATTTTGGTTGGGCTTTGTCTTAACAAGCAGCAATTGATTTGGATCGCCCGTGAAGTTCTGGGCGTCGTCTTTTGACATTGCGTGAGAGTCAATCACCTTAAAGCCGTTAGCGGTGGCAAGATTGTCTAAGACTTGACGCCCCAACTTATTGAGAATGTCCTGTTGTGGAATTGCTTGTTCAAGCGCATTGGTGCGGTCAAGCCATGAAGCACCGTCATTAGTGAGATTGAAAGGAATAAATGGCTTCATCGGATGATCGAGGAAGTTAGCGCCTTCTTCTTCATAAAGCCAGTTAGGGTCAGGGCACTTATCGAGTACGAGATCATCAACGTACCAGGCTACTGCTTCCTTAGGCTTGTTATCTTCGTAGTAAGTAAACCAGACTTCACGATAGGCAACCTCAGCCGTCATGTTCCGTGCGCCCTTACGCTTAATAGTGAAGTGATTCAATATCTCATCTTCTTTGTCTGGGAAGCGAGCGATCAGACCCTCAACGTTATCCTTAAGCACGTGACAGATAAAGCGTGGGTTCTCACCAAGCTTGGCGTTCTTATCAATGATGATGTGATTAGGGTCAACGACTTCGGGGATAATCTCACCATTCTTACCATAGAGAGGATCCCACCTTAATTTGATGATGCCGATATACTTACCAATCAGGTTATAAATAGCCCCCTCAAGCTTACGAGGAATCTCAAACTTCTCTGAGTGGGCAAGCATGTACTTTTCGAGGTTCTGGGCGAGGACAATTGATTCCTTCTTGTCGTCAGCGGGATAGACTTCTGCACGTGGTGTCTGAGCACATACATAAGAGATGATAGCGTCAATCCCCACAAAGATCTCGTTATCAATAAAAGGAGTTTGATGACGGTATAGCTTGTTTTCGGCAAGGTGCTGTCCCTGTAGCATTTGAGCGTTCTTTAGGCGTTTGTTTTTCAGGTTGAAATGATTGATATCATTGTACCAGTCTTTAGAATCCTCGATGATGTTGTGAAGATTCTTGATGATATACGCATCGTCAAGCTCTAGGGAGATGGTTGGGAGTTGGTAAAGTTCACCGTCACGGCTAGCTAGGTCATCGACGTTATAATCCGAGGTTGGCTGCGAAAAGAGCTGGGGATTCATTACGCTAATACCTTCATAGTTGTTGGATGCATGCATTCTCCTTGAATATCTTTAGCTGCGATTGCATAAGCTTCGGCAGCTTCTCTTGCAGTTTTAAAATAACCTAGTGTTTTTCTTATACCGTTACTGCCAATTCTCGCTTGCCACCGCCCATGGCTAAAAGTAACACCTTTATAGCCACTCTTCGTATTTTCATAAGGTCTACGGTTCATAGAGTTTTGTGATTGCGTAACAACTCTAAGATTAACCCGTCTATTGTCTAGCTTGTCGCCATTGATGTGATCAACGACTTTGCCCGTTGGAGCTTCTAGTATAACTTTATGCATAGATAATAATCTAGGCGTCTCAGGGTAACGATATATAGAGTGTACCGCATAGCCACCTCGTAAGTGCCACTTCATACTAGAAAGCATCTCGTAGTCCGCTTCATCAACAATTGCTTGTTTACCGCCAGTTAGTTGTATATATCGAGCTTTAATAGTATTTTACTCCTTAAAAATAGAGTCACGAATACTCGTGGCTCTAAACCTTTATGGCTTTATAGTAGCACAAACACAAAAGAAAAGAACCAGACTTCTAGAAAATCTGGTTCAATTCTCGTCTCGGCTTGTACAGGTTATAGGCAAGTACAAGCTTCAACAAGTACATTATAGCACTATTGGAAATAAAAAGTATACTTTGTTTCACAACCATGGCATTTCTTCTCCACCATACCCATACCACGAGGTATTTCCTTCTCTGGGTAGCCTTCACCTTGAAAGACAGCGATAACATCACGGTTCACGTGAAATAATCTTGAACGACAGCGCATACAAAAATATGGTACTGCATTAGGTAGGTTATTCTTATTGAGGATTATGACCCATGACCACATTACATTTCTCTCCAGCTTCTATCCTGATGACCATTTAATAACTTTTGTATGTCTAGCCCCGTACCTTCAATTGTTCCGTCCTGCTGTCCTTCCCACATTACATGAGCTTTCTCTTTATCTGGTGGGTTAGGATCAACGAAGCCAAGTCCTGCATCATATTCTCCTTTGTAGTTTACGCTAAAGAACTCTGTTTGTGTACGGTGGTGTGATGTCCAGTCATGAACAGGCTTTGTGATAGGAGTAACTGCTTGACTCGTTTCCTCACGCTTAGGGTAGTGAGCGTTCTTAATTGCCTCCGCCCACCAACGAGTGCCATCTGTATCATTCACGGTTAAATGGGTAAACAACCTACGTGTCGCATCTCGACGGTGTATCCAATCATTCTCTAGATCATTTACCTGTACATCTACCCCGTGTTCCCTCATTATTTCGTAGGGACTAACACCTGACTCAATGTGAGCCGACTTCCCGCTTGGGTCTCCAAAGAATACGTCCTTGCGCCATTTACTCACGGTACGCATGAACTCTAATTGTTTCTCGTTATAGTCGAAGTTGTGCTGTTTCCCACAGTGGGGACACTCAGGCACGTTTATACAGTCCTCTAAGCCAAAGAATGGGAAGTACCACTCAATGATATGGTCTGTCTCTTCGTGTGCATCTAATAGGAGAATCCAATCACTATTCTTGATGGGTTGCCAATATCCTAGTGCCACAGCGTCAAGTCCTAAGTCAATCGAAACATATAAAGGAAGTTCTTTGTCATACTCTGCTTGTTGGAAAGGAACGCTACCAATCTCAGGGTACGGACGACCTGTACTTGAGTACTCCCAGCTAATATCTAGTTCATGTAATACTTCTTCCTCCGATCGACGTGTCTTTTCGTAAGCATACCACTTGTCATCTTTGTTAGGGTGAAGTCGCCAATGGAACGTTCTGACTTTTACCTTCTCACTGAATCTGAGTACTTTGGCAAACGATGGTTGATCTGGGGGCGTCGTCACAGCTTGTCTACACCGTGTGGCATCACCTGCTGCAGTCCATGAGGCTCTTGCATCCTGCCAAAAGCCTATCTCATCAAACAGTACATCTTTATAACGTCCACCACGAGAGAAGTTCTTATTGCTTGATTCACCTTTAATCACGTTCCCATTTTCTGGGTTGGTCAGTTTCATATATGTCCGGTGTTTCTTGGTGTCAAAGCCCTCAGGTAAGATTAATGGGTCTTTAATGTTCTGTATGAAATAATCTAGCTTTCCATATAGGGAGGCAAGTGTCCCATCATCTACATATTCCTCTTTACGTGAACCAAGAAGCGACTGATACCCATCTGCGAATATCCACATCCAAAACCTTACTGCGAGGGCAAGCCATGAAGCGCCCATGTCACGTGACTTCTCGTCCATAATGTCATAGCCTTCTTCGATCGCCTTCACAAGACCAAGTACATAGTCCTTCTGGAAATCGTACAGGATAAAGTCTAAGTTGTGAGGGTACGCTTCAGGACGTGGGTCATAGGTTTTTAGGTAATGCTCAATGAAGAACACAGGGTCTCTTGCAGCCTTCCGTCTATCTCTCTCATCAAGTAACTCACTTAGAGCTATCTTCGATGAATTGTCTAATTCGATCATTTAACTCCTCATCAGATAGTTTCTTAGTTACAAGGGATTCACCACCCGATGTAATATCAAGGCTCTCGTGTGCTTTACCTTCTGTACGATCTGTTATCTCTTTCATATCAGGTAGTGAGTTCTTAGCCCTCATAACAGCGTTGTAAGCTAGTTCTTCAACTACAAGGTGTTTCATGGGGTCTATGTTTCTATAATCGTTTAATTCATCAAGACTCATATTCATAAAGCGCTTGTACTGATAGCTAAAGACATTCTCTTTTTTCCATCCACCATCACTTCTAAGCTCTGGGTGATCTTGAAATCCACCCTTACCAGTTGGGTTGCGTACTTCGCCTTTTTTTGCTGTCATAAGTTAACCTGCTTTGTGGTTAGTGTCATCTACCGAACACTATACAAGCAATAGCATTAATTGTCTATGTTACTTAGCAATATAAGAACAAGCAGAATAATAACTAATACTTCAAACATTAGTAAACCCCTGTCTCGCCCGTTTTAATAAAGCGTTCAAGTATATCTTTATTGGTTTTTCTTCATTAGGAAGGGTCATGATAGTTTGCTCCTTCTAATTTGTTCATCTATGGTTTGTTTAAGTTTGTATTCTGGGCTTTGAATCTTATCATAATGAGCAAGTACATCATTAACTGCTTGTTTTTTTTGTGGCGTTTAATATCAGCAAGAGTAAAATTATCAGTAATATCATCAGTGACATCTAAGTAATTGTCAGGCTGTTCTTCAACATAGTCGCTGATTATCCTTGTTCGCTTTTCGTGGTCAGCATGGAGGTTTTGAAACTTTTGCATTAAGTTGCTTTCCCTACCTCGCAAGTGAAATATATACTCCTTGCACTCATCACAAATACTTAATATATTTCTACCCATTATTCATTTCCTTTCGTTTGGTTTAGAGAGAGTAGGGCAATACGTTCTTTTGCTGTTCGGTCTGCTCTTGCAAGCATTTTAGTAAGACCTACTCCGCCAATGTTTGCATACTTCATTTGTTTTTTAATAAAGTCTAGAGAGTAGTTACCAGTAGACACTGCATATGGGTCATTTTCTGCGACAACTTCCATTACGTAAGACCAATACAGGTCATCAAGATTATCTAAGATTGCCCTATCAGCAATAAATACCCAGAGTCC